GGCCAAGCCGACCTTCCGCAAGGAAGACGACTATGGTTTTATCACCGGCACTGGAATCGAGGCCGCCTACGGCGTCGGCAAGATGTTCAAGAAGCACCCGAAATCTGGGACTAAGTTGGTGCAATGGGGTGTCGCGACCGGGTTTTTCAACTCGGCCTCTGACTAATCCCTGCTTCGCGTAAACCCCATAAACAGGAGACAAGGATATGCCCGGTAATCTTATGACCAACACGCCGGCCCGCGATGGCTTCAATAACTCGGTGCAGGCGATCGTCGGCCGCCATACCCTGACCGCCGCGGATACGCCGGCGTCAACCAAGATCGGCACCATCCCCGCAGGTGCTCTGATCCTCAGTATTTCGTCGCGGGTGGTGACGGCGATCGCTGGCGGCACGCCGGTGTTTGGCGTCAGCTATGTGGCCACCGGCGGCACCGCGCCGGCGGTTGGCACCTCTGGCAATCTGCAGAACGTGCTGGCAGAAGCGGCCGGCAGCGAAACGGTGCTGCCATTGGCGGCGGCGGTGCTGCCACCCACGACCGATATCGACATTTATATCGGCACTACGGGCGCAGCGACCTCGGGCGATGCCATCGTCGCTGTAACCTTCGTCAAGCCGCTAACCTGATGGCCACGCTCACTTGGCGTGGCCCCGATGACTACGAGGCGGGGGAAACCCCGCCTTCTAGCTGCACGTGGAACGGCATCACCTTCCCCGTGGGCGTCGCGGTGGAGGTGGACAATCCCACCATGATTGCCAAGGCCAAGGGCAATCGCATGTTCAAGGTGGAGGGCGAGCCGCAAAAGGTCCAATGGCGCGAGCCGGACACCGAGGCCGATCCGGCCGACCAGCCCGGCGTGAGCTTCTTTGACGATCCGCCCGAGGTGGCGCTCGACTACCCGCCCGATTATCCGCCGGAAGAAGAGCCCAAGCGCAAGCCGGGGCGCCCGCGCAAGGTGAGGGCCGACAATGGCGTTTAACAACTACGGCGAACTCAAAGCAGAACTGTCGGCGTATCTGTTTCATCAACGCTTTCTTGCTCGCTATGACAGCTTCACCACGCTCTTCGAGGAAAGCGCCAATGCGCGCTTGCGGGTGCGGCCGATGGAGCATGTAACGTCGCTGACTACGGTTGGCGGGGAGGTGGCATTGCCGGCCGATTACATCCTCTGGCGCACCATCAAGCCGGCCTCGTCCACGCGCCCGCCACAAGATGAACTGGAATATGTGCATCCGGCCTATCTGCCGACGTCCGCGACGAGCGGCGGCTATCCCGCACTGTTCACCATCGTGAACGCCACGCTCAAGATCCGTCCGGTGGACGATGTCAATGCTTTCGAGTTTCACTACTACCGCAAAATTCCGACGCTGACCGGCAATGACACCAATACCAACTGGTTGCTGGCCAATTATCCCAATGCGTATCTGTTCGGGCTGATGACCGAGGCTGGTGGGCTAGGCCGCAATGCTGAACTGGCGCAACTCTACAAGGCGCGACGCGACGAGGTCTTTGCGGAAATCATTCAGGTGAACGCACTGACCACCGGCGCCACCAGTCAGCAGGTGAGAACAGCGGAGTACTTCTGATGGCCGCTATATTCAGCAAGGACGATGAGATTGCGGATATTCCGCTGTCGGTGAAGCAACTCGCTGCGCTTGAGCAGGGCGAGGAAATCGCGGTGATCTACACCACTCCGCAACTGTTGCGCGGGACGCTCGGCCAGCAGAGCGGATCATTCTCGCTGCAGAAGGATCACGACCGCATCGTCACGCAAATGCCGGATGCGGTCAAAGCCTACGCCAAGCTACAAAAATCAATTGCGGCGATTCGGGACAGCAGCAATGGCGGCTAACAAGGTACCGGTGCAGTTCGGCGAATGGCGGCCCGACATTGCGCTGCTCGACACGCAGTTTGCGTCCGAGGCGCTCAACGTGTTCGCCAGCATCAACAGCTACAAGCCGTTCCCGTCGCTGCTGCCGATGACAACCTTTGTTCTCGGCGATCCGATCACCGATCCGGTGTGTGGATTGTACACGGCGCGCACCAGCGGCGGCTCATGGAAAATATACGGCGGCACTCGGCATCACCTGTGGACCTACACCGCGGTAGGATGGATTAAACTGACGCGGCAGACCGCTAGCGTGGATGACCCCTACAATGTCTCGCCCAATGACCTGTGGTCGTTTGCCCAGAGCGGCGAGCACCTCGTGGCCGTCAACACCAACGACGAGCCGCAATGGATCGATATTAATAGCGGCACTCACTTTGAAGATTTGCCCGGCAGCCCGCCGCGAGCCACCAACGTGCGGCAGATCGGCGACTTTCTGTTTCTGTCCGGCCTCGCCGCTCCTGACAATCGCAAGATCATCTGGTCTGGCATCAACGACATTACGATGTGGACGCCGGGAACGAACCTGTGTGACGAGCAGATGTTTCCTGACGGCGGCCCGGTGCAGGGCATGGCCGGCAGCGAAATCGGCTATGTGGTGCAGGAGCGATCCATCCGCACCATGCAGTTCCTGCCCGGAGATACCAGCTTTATCTTTAACTTCTCGCGCATCCTGGATGATCGCGGATCAATTTCAAAGTACGGCTGGACCTCGATCGGCAACGTGCTCTACTTCGTGGCGGAAGACGGCTTCTACAATGTCACCGGGCAACAGGTGAACCCGATCGGCGCCGACAAGGTCAATGACTGGTGGTTGGCACATTCGGACATCACTCGGCGCAATGTCGTGCAGGCCATTGCGGGCATCAACAAGCCGCGCGTCGCATGGGCGTTCAACACGACCTCCGGTGTCGAGGTCTATGATCACGTCATCATTTTCGACTGGTCGAATGGTCGCTGGGTGCATGCCCAGGAGTATGCCTGGGTGTGGGGATTGCTGGCATCGCCGGGGCTCGATCTCGATACCGATGGCACCGAGGTGGGTGATCCCGATATTGACAGCACGGCACTACCGCTTGATAGCTTCGCCTATGTCGGTGGCCGACCATTGATCGGGGCGATTGACGAGGACGGGCTGTTGAGTGCGATCAACGGCCCAAATCTGGCGGCGACGATGGAAACCTCCGAATTTCATCTGGCGCCCAGCATGCGTGCATTTGTGTCGGATGCTTATCCGATGGTGGATGGGCCGACCGAAACGGTCACCCCCGGCACCCGCGAGCGGCTGCAGGATCCGGTGGTGTGGGGCGACCCGCAGGTAATCGAAATTACCGGCTCGGCTGCGGTCTACAGTTCCGCGCGACTGCATCGATTTCGGGTCACCGTGCCGGCGGGGGCGACCTGGACACATGCTCAGGGCGCACTGATCGAAACTCAGCAGGACGGTTCAGTTGCCTGACGATCTACGCCCTCCGTATCGTGTGCAGTTCGACAATGCGCGCGATCCCTACAGCGCGCGCAATGCGCTAGGCATCACCTCGACCGGCGGCGGTGGTGGTGGCGCTCCGCTCGACGCGCAGTACATAACCGCGGCGGCCGACCCGACGCTCACCGCCGAGCGGGTGTTGACCGATACGGCGTCAATAACTTGGGACTTTTCGACGCCGGGGCAGGCCAAGGCCAACAGTGCGGCCGGCGGCGGCAACGTCAGCAACTCGGGCACCCCGACATCGGGCCAATATGCCAAGTGGGTGACCGCGACCACGATCCAGGGCGTGGCGCCGGCAACGGTGCTATCCGACATCGGCGCGGCACCGCTGGCGTCGCCGACATTCACCGGCGATCCCAAGGCACCGACGCCGGCCACCGCCGATAACGACACTTCGATCGCAACCACGGCCTATGTGCAGGCACAAGGTTATCTGACGACAGCGGCAGCGGCTGCTGCCTATCAGCCGCTTGACGCTGACCTGACCGCGATTGCTGCGCTCACCGGCACTAACAATATCTACTACCGATCAGCCGCCAACGTTTGGTCAAGTGTAACGATCGGCACCAACCTGACGTTTTCTGGCGGCACCTTGTCGGCCTCGGGCGGCGGCGGCAGTGCCACCTATACGTCGATCGGAGCCGGTCGGCTGACATATGTCAGCGCGACGGCACTCTTGTTCGCGCCCTATAACGGCAATCAGATCAAGATCAATGGGACATACTTCGATATCCCGACAGCCGGCATCGCCGGCCTTGCCAACACCAGCGTATTCGTCAACGGCACGGGGAGTTCCAATCTTGCTGCCAGCACGGTTTACTGGGTCTATGCCTTCAGTAATGCCGGTACGGTTACGGCCGATTTCCGCACTGCTTCGACCCATACGCAAAGCACGACGGCCGGTAATGAAGGTGTAGAGATATTGACCGGCAACGACAGCCGATCACTTATTGGTCTGGTCCGCACAAACGCATCGTCGCAGTTTGTTGATAGCGTAACGCAGCGGTTTGTGCGCTCATGGTTTAACTGTCAAAAAGTTAATCTTGTTAGCAGCGGATTGGGGAACACGACTTCTACGTCAACAACTTTTATCGAGATTGATGCAACGAAGCGCGTTGAGTTTGTAAAATGGGCGAACGAACTCATTGAACTAAATTTCACCGGAGCAATGACTAATAGTGCAGCCGGCAATCGCGTGGAGGCGAATATTGGCATTGATAATGCTACACCTGTTAGCGCCACTTGTAGTGTGCATGCTGCAGGTGCTTCTTATAGTACGGCTCTTGTCTGCAATTATACCAGTGTGAGTTTGGCTGAGGGTTATCATCATGGGCGAATGCTGGGCGCTGTTGGAAGCAACACTGGTCAATGGGGAGGGCTCACTACCCAGGGCGGTTCGCAATCTTGCTTGTCTGGGTTCCTTGGGGGGCTACCATGACCAAACAACTTGGACCAACGTTCGGCGACGAAGTGATCGCTGCCAATCTTGGCGGCAAGCCATTTGCTTGGGGCGACACTGACGACAGCATCACCGGCCGCGAGAACCTGTCGGCGGCAGATAACACCACGCTGGACGGCGTGATCGCTGCACACGATCCGAGCAAGCGATACAAGAACATCATTCCGACGACCGATTGGGTGGCGAAATTTACCAATCAGGAATGGTTGGCGCTGGAAAAACAAAGGGCGGCAGACATTGCCGCTAACAAGGTTGGCTACAGCAAAAATTTAGCCATCACCATGAGCGAAGACAGCGTCGATCTCAATAAACAAAAGAGCCAAAAAATCCGTGACGACCTTGTAGCCGCAGGAGTACTCACCGAACAGCGCGCGAGCGAGATATTCAGTTAAGGAACCGACAATGCCTGATCCCGGCGAGAACATCCAGTCTTGGTCAACGACGGCGAGCGACAACGCCAACGCCGACAACTTGATCAACTGGATCGAGCATATGCCGCGCGCGGACGTGAACAATTCCGCGCGCAGCATGATGGCGGCGACGGCCAAGGATCGCGACCTGCACAATGGCACGATCATCACCACAGGCGCCGCCGATGCACAATTGTTTTCGTCCGGCTATACGCCGCCGTTCACGACCATTCCGAACGGAATGACGGCAAAATTGAAGGTCGGGCCTGCCTTAAGCAATACCGCCACCATGACGTTGAGCATGGACGGGATTACGGCGGTCACGGTCAAGAATGGGCGCGGCCTGGATCTCACCGCCGGAGAATGGCGGGCCGACAGCTATGTGGACATTCTCTACGACGGCACCAACTGGCGGCTGGTTAGCGGCGGCTTCGGTGGCACCTCGCAAGTCACAGTGATCAACAACACGGTGATCAACACCAGTACCGGGCCGGTGGCGCTGGTAGATTTCACCAATCTCGATAGCGCGCTCTACTCGCGTTATCAGATTGTCTGCACCGATTTTGTGCCCGAGATCAATGGCCAATATCTGGCGCTTAGCGTGAGCACTGATAACGGGGTGACGTTCCCGATCGATAAGACTGATTATCAGGCCCTCGATGTGTATACGACAACGGGATATGTTGCCGGCGGCAACGCCGTGGCACTGGCGTCTTATCAATCGGAACAAGCAACGATGTTGATTTCCTGGGCGGTGATCCACGGATCACCGCAACGGACGGCTACTGTCATTTTGGATGTGTTCGATTTCAAGGCTGATGCATATCCGTCGTTTCATTATCAAAACTCATTCTTCGATATAGACACGGAAAACACCACATTCGTTACGGGTCGCGGTCATGTCTACAATACGGCCGGCTGCAACGCTTTGCGGCTATGGGCGAGTTCCGGCAACATTATATCGGGCAAGTTCGTTCTGTATGGTCACACATAAGGGGTTGAAATGGCCTACACCAAAAAGTTCGTGAACGGCGTGTTGCAGAACACCTCGGCCGGTGACGTGACGGCTTTGAACGCGCGCGATGCGGAGGGCTGGACGCACAACATAATTCCTAGCGAGGGTGTTGGCTTGTTGATGGCGCCCACTGCTGCACCTACGGCACGGGACAAGCTCGCGCGCATGGCCGTGGCTTATGGCATGACGGCGGATGAGTTCAAGGCCGTCATGCGCGAATGAGATTGCTGCCGGTGCAGACAACCGACGAAATGCTGCTGGCCTTTCTTCCGCACTGGTATCCGTTCTTGCCAAAAATTGCCCAGCGTTCGAAGGAGCCGATTGCCGAGTTGGCAGCCAAGGTGAGGCGTAAGCAGGTGCAGCCGTTCCTGATGTGGGACGAAGTTGCGTGCAAAGCGGTGGCGCTGCTCGGGGTTTCCTATCACATGCGCGGCGATGACATCATCGCGGAGCTAGTATGGATGGCCGGCAGCGGCCGCGCGCAGTGGGAAGGTCTGCTACCCGAGGTCGAACAATATCTGATCGAGCATGTCGGTTGCGCGGAAATCCGGCCGATCTGCCGCCCGGGCTGGTCGCGCATGTTGCTCAAGCACGGCTATCGCATCACGCATTACACAATGTCCAAGGAGGTGAGTCATGGGCGGAAGTAGCACGCCACAGATGCAGCCCATCCAGGCCCAATCGCAGACCAAGGATCCGTGGTCGGGCGCGCAGCCTTACATCTCGCAGGCTCTGGGCGGTGCGGCTGGTCTGTACAATGCCGGCGTGGGGGGTACTTACATGCCCTACACCGGCCCGACGGTTGGCGCCGTCGATGTGCGCCAGCAGCAAGGCCAGAACGACATGCAGGCGCTGGCGCAGTCGGAGCCTTACGGCTCGGCCAACCTGACGGCGGCCCGCGGCTATGCCGGCGACATCATTGCAAGTGGCGGGCTCAATGCCGGCATGCAAGGAGCGGCGGGACAGTTTCAGGACATCTACAACCGCGCGCTGGGTAACGAAAACCCGTATTTGCAAGCCATGCTGGACACCAGCAACCGGCGGATCGGCGACCGCGTCAATGCGTCGATGAGTGGCGCCGGGCGCTATGGCAGCGCCGCTCATACCGACGTGCTGGGCCGAGCACTGGCCGAGGCTGCCGATCCGGTCCTGGCGCAGGATTACGAGCAACGCCAGCAGCGTCAGATGCAATCAACGGCGAGCTTGGCTGATCTCTACAATACCGGCGTTCAAAATGTCGGAAAATTCAGCCAGTTGATCCCAGGCCTGGACGAGGCGCGCTTTGCCAATTCGGCAAAGATGATGGACCTCGGGCAATTCTACACCAACCGCACGCAGGCCGATCTGAATTCCACCATCGCACAGTACAATGCCCAACAGGCGTATCCGTTTGAAAACCTCTCCCGCTACAACGCCATTGTGCAAGGCGCCGGCGGCCTCGGTGGCAGTCAGATCACTGGTCTATCGCAAGCAATCCAGCAACCGACCACCATGCAGCGGCTGTTTGGCGGTGCCGCCGCGGGCGCCGGCATTGGCGGCTCGTTCGGCGGCCCGGCCGGCGCCGGGATCGGGGCTGCGAGTGGCGGGTTGCTGGGGCTGCTGGGATAAGCGGCCATGCCGTATTATCCACGATCCCAGCCGTATCAATCCGAGCCGCCATTTGGATCATTCGATAGCCGGGTGACCTATTATGCCCCCGGCCCCGGCGATCGCATGGAGGGGGGCTTCGAAACCTCGAAGCCAAATCCGCAGACCGGCAAGCGCGTTCCTTCCACCCTCGATGACGTTCGCCTCGGGAAATCGCCATTCGTGACGCTGGCGGGTGATCCATCCCGTTACGGTCAAACCGTCAACATGGGATCGTTGACCTATACCAGTCCGATCGATCGACAATCCTACACGCTGCCCAATGTGACCGGATACGTCCACGACACCGGGTCGGCGTTCAAGGGCCGTCCCGATAAGCTCGACGTTGCGACTGGCGACTTCCGTGGCTGGTCGCCACAGGCAGCGTCGGCATTGGTAACGGCCGACGCCGGCCACCGCCAAGTCACACCGCTGTCGGGAGATGATGCCGACCGGGCACTGCGGCCGATCGGAATGCCGGAGCCGTGGCGGGCAACCGGCACCGGCGAGAGCCCGCCCGATGACACTGCGGTTGCATCGGGGCCACCACCACCACAGGGGCGAAAGATGCCTGGAAGTTTGATGGACATGTTTCAGCCGCGCGACTACGCCGGCAATCAGATCGGCATTGGCGACGCCATCGCGCAGAACAGCAATTCGCTGATCGGGCTGGGGATGGGGTTGATGAGCCCGCGCAATCTGGCGCGTGGCGATCCCACCCAGACGGCGGCGGCGCTGCAGGGCTTTCAGACTGGCTCCGCGCTCGACGCCCGCCGCGGCTATCAGCAGGCGCAACTGCAGCATCAGCAGAGGCAGGAGGCTTTCCAGCGTTCACAGGCGAGCCAGCAGCAGGCCAATTGGGAACGGCAATTTGGTCGTGAGCCAGAAGTTCTTCGGACCATGCGCGCCACCGGCATTGATCCTGCCAGCCCCGAGGGGCGGGCGCTGCTGTATCCAAAAACTGATGAATGGAAGGAGGGCAAGGTCACCTATCGTGAGCAGGACTATCCCTATCGTGCGAACCTGCGGACGGGTCAGTATGAATGGGGGCCGATGGGGCCACCGCCGGGCATGGGTGCCGCGGGTGGTTCTGCTCCGGCGACCAATCCATATGCCGGCGGCGCCGCTGTTCCCTTTGTCGGTGGTGGTGGTGTCCCCAGTGCTTCTGGGGCATGGCCGGCAGCAAGCACGCCCATTGCGGGCGCCCAATCGGCAGGAACTATCCCGGCGCCACTTCCGGGCATGGAAAATGAGTTGCCGTCGGTGCAGAAAGCGGTTCGGCAGAAACAATTAGAGGAAGCCGCCAAGCACGCGACGAAAGACCCGCAGCAGGAGGCGGCTGCCAAGCAGGCTGCGGGCAATGTTCTGACTGCGCTCGATACGGCCGAAAAATTGTCGGTCAATCAGGGCGGCTTTTTGCCCACGACCGGCCTTGTCGGCGGTGCGCTAAAGAATGTCTACCAGCCCTCTAAAGATCTTGAGAAAACGCTGAGCACTATCAAGGCCAACGTGTCGCTGGACAAACTTAGTGCAATGCGTGCTGCGTCCACAACTGGCGCTTCCGGGCTGGGCGCGGTGACGGAAAGCGAGCATCAGCTACTGCAAGCTAGTATTGCCGCGCTCGATCAGGAGCAAAGCCCGGAGCAATTCAAGGCCAATCTGAAACGGGTTCGGGCGACTTACGAATGGATCGTCAATCGCACCGATGCCAACCAGCCGCCGCCGTTCTCGCTTCGGCAAGATCCCAGCCAATCCGTGGGGGGCGCTGGTGGGGCTGGTGCCGCCGGTGGCCGCACCTTCATTCGTGATCCGAGCGGAAGGATCGTGCCGCAATGATCGTCAATTTTGAGGGTCAGCAGCATACCTTTCCCGACGACGCCACCGATACAGAAATTACGGCTGCGCTCGGCGCGTTGCCAAAAGCACCTCGCACCACTGATGCTCCGATGACAGCCGGGGGCGCCTATAAGGCTGTCGATGTCGGTCTGCAGGAGGGTGTTGCGGGGTTAGCGTCGTTGCCGCGCACGGTGGGCACCCTGGGCGCGCAGGGCATCCAGGGGGCGGCTAATTGGGTGTCCCGCAAGCTGGGCCTGCCAGAGGACACCCGCGACCTCGAAAAGCAAAAGGGCATGGTCGAGCTTCCGACCTACGAGAGCGCGCTGGCGACGATCCAAGACCCCAAGGGCATGTTCAAGGGCCAGCCCTACACGCCACAGAACACGGGGGAAGAATACCTGCGCACCCTGGGTCAATTTGCGCCCAACGTGGCACTCGGTGGCGGTGGGGTGCTGCGCGGGGTTGTTGCTCCTGCGCTGGCCAGCGAAACGGCCGGGCAATTAACCAAGGGCTATGGCGCGGAACCCTATGCTCGGATGGCGGGCGGCGTGCTGGGGGCGACAGCGGCGGCGGGTTTGGCCAATACGGTGCGGACGGCCAGGGGCTTCCGCGGGGTGCCCGCGCTGGAGGATGTGGGTCCGGCTGTCGATCAAGGCTACACGGCTGCGCGCACGGCGGGGGTCGAGCTTAATCCCACTTTTGTTTCGCAGGGCCTCAATGACATCACCAGAGGCTTGACCAGCGGCCCCAATGCGCGGGCACCGAGATTGATCCAAGGAACGCTTGGACTGATCGATGACGAAGCGAGGGCCTTGGCACCGGCAGCGGCAGCCGCGCCCGGGGCCATGTCGCGGCTAACCGGCGTACAGCCGGCGGCCCCAGCAATCCGTCCGGCGGTGGATTTCAACCGCCTCGATGCTCTGCGCCGCGACCTCGGGGAGATTGCTCGGGACTTCACAAATCCGACCGAGCAGGCGGCGGCCCGGATTGCACAGACCAGGATCGACGATCTGCTTGAAGCCGCAGGCAACACGCGGGGGGCGGTGCTGCGGGGCGATGCCAATCTGCTGGCGCAAACGGCGCGCGAGGCGCGAGGCAATGCGGCGGCGGAATTCCGCATGCGTGCATTAGAAGCGGTGCGGCAGCGGGCCGAGGATCAGGCCGGCGCGGCCCACTCTGGGCGCAATGTCGAGAATGCCTATCGGCAGCAACTCAAGGCATTCGTACGGCCCGATAACAAGGGGGTGTCACCGGCACAGAAGGCCGGGCTGACACGGGCCGAAATTACCGAAATTCGTCAGGCAACCCGTGGAACATCATTTCCAAACATATTGCGAACTTTTGGGAACTTGCTAGGCGGTGGCGGTGGGATTGCCAGTGGTGGTTTGGCGGCTACCGGATATCTGTCAGGCGATCCCCGGTTCTATGCGGCGGCCGGTCTGGGTTTTGGGGCGCGCAATCTTTCCAATTCTTTGATGCGGTCGCGGGCCAATTATCTCAATCGCATGGTTGCGGCGCGCTCGCCGTTGGCGCAGCAGACGGGTTTTAGGCCGCCAGGGCCACCGATCGATGCAACTCGGCCCAGCTTGTTATCTCTGATCCCAAACATCCCCGGCCGCCAGGCGGGTGGCCCAGTGGAGGAGAACCAGCCCTATCTGGTGGGCGAGGCCGGCCCCGAGCTATTCGTGCCTGACCAGGCCCCAGGATGGCTGCAGGGCGCACAATATCAGACGCCGGCCCAGGAGCTCGGCCATTGAGAACGTGATAGACCCCGCGGCGCTGCAGGGCGGCTGGCTGATGCCGGCGGTGGGCGATCGTTCGCGTGCGGGATCGCTGTTGTCCATGATCGGCGACACTAAGCTGCCGACGCCGGTGGCGATGCAGGGCGGTGCCGGCTACATGCCGGCCAATGCCGGCACTGGTGCGGCCTGGGCTTCCACCACCCCGTCAGTAGGCTCGCGGCTAGTCAATCAGGCGCGCAAGCTCGGTGCCGAGGGCGATCCGGTCTACATGCCGTACACCGCCATGGGCGAGCGGTCGGTCGATTTCTCCCACCATATATCCGATGCGCTGGCCGAGAGTTTAAAGGCCAAGCCGCCAAGCTCAAAGGCGGCGGCGGCGTTCGACGCCGTGATGGAGGGCGTAGAGGGCTGGCCGGGATTGAAATCTGCCAATCTGAAAGAATTCCTGGCGAGCGCGCCGGGCGATGTGCGCAACAAGTTCGCGAAAGCGATGGACAAAACTGGAATGCAGGCACTCGGCTTGCCAAGTGTGGCCGAAGCACGCTTTGCGGTCACCGACCCGCGGCTGCTCGACGTGCCGACCGGCTCGTCCGGGCAGGCGATCGCGCGGCTCACGGGCGAGAAGGTTGCCAGCCCGGCGGCGGCGCATCGGACTTATGGCACGCAGATCGGCGGGCAGTATGTCGGCGGACTCGGGCAATCGGTGCCGAAGGAATTGATGTATCCCGACATGCTCGCAGCCTATGAGCGGATGGGCTACCCGCCGCTGCAGCACGACTACCTGATGCGGCAGGGATTGACCGGGGCGCCGACCGCGCAGCGGGCTACCCAGAAATGGGTGGACGACATCAGCCGATATCTGGAGGCTAATT